CGCGTGATAACTTAATCTCGAGAGGATTTGTTTTCAATGCATACGGTAGACAAAGAAACTTACCTGAGAAAGCATCATTTCGTGCTTTTAATTCTATCATTCAGTCTTGTGCAGCAGACGTAATTAAAGAGCGCATGGTAGCAATGGCCCCGAGATATAATAAATTCATTAGAGATTTAGGAATTAAGAATTTTGCTAGTGTGCATGATGAAGTTGCAATGTATGCTCCGAAAGGCTTAAGCAAAGATATGACAACACTTTCTAAAATAAAATCACAGTTTGAAGACACTGCAATTAAATTCAGAGTGCCTTTGCGAATTGCTTGCGGATCATCTGAAAAAAACTGGGCGATTGCGAGTGGGGACGAGGGGAAAATCAATGTGCCAGGGTAAGTGCTATAAGTCCTTATGCACACTATACTTACAGGATCACCCATTCTGGCGACTATAAGTCTAGCGTGCATAAGGACTTAGAAGCGTCCATACAGGCGTTTCTGAGGTGTCGTCGGGTCTATATAGGCGATTATCCCCTCTATGGGGAGTTTAATAGCCTGTCAATGCCGTATAGATTGTGGTGAGGCGTAGAACGTATAGTATACTATAGATACAGGCTGGATCTGATGGGATTCCCTGGGATTGAAATTTAGTGAGATATGAGTCTGTTGAAAAATTTTTCAAAAAATAGTAAAATAACTATGTACTTATTAAACTAACTAGTTTAAAATGCCGATAGTAGAAGTAGAAGACAATTAAATAACAACTTAATAGGAGATTGAAAAATGACTACAACACTAACAAGTGAAAGAATTACAAGGGTTAAACAAGAAATTCTCCATACTCAGGATCAGTTGAACAAAGAACTTGGATATATGGTACATTTACAAGATGTTTCTCAAATATCCTTTTATCGTAAACATATCTCGAAACTTCAAAACATGATTAAATAAATCTTCCCGGAACGGGCTGGTTCGACTCCAGCCAAGGTTTTTAAGCTCTTTGAAAAATTTTTTCAAAAATAGACATTTTTATGTAGACAGGTTAAACTAATCAGTGTAAAATACCGATAGTAGAAGTAGAAGACAATTGAAAAGTTAATAATACGAGGTTTTGAAACGAGCCTAGAATCAAAAATCCGGAAACTAGTGATGGTGGTATGGCCTGCTAGATAACAAGATTAGTTTTCTCCAAAATCGAAACCAGCAAGAGAATGGTATCTTGCTGGCCTACATGCCATGGTAGACATGTACTGATGAGAACCCCAGGAGACTTACTTTTTTCATAGGAGATTGAAAAATGGCTAGATGGATAAATAATAATACGAGATTAGCAATTTATCTTCGCGATGGTTTGAGCTGTGTATATTGTGGAAGCAGTGTTGAAGATGGAATCGAATTAAGTTTGGACCACCTGAAACCAAGATCGAAATCAAAAACAAAAATCGGACTCAACGATTCAACGAATCTAGTGACGTGTTGTCGAAAATGTAATTCATCCAGAGGTAATCGACCAGTGAAAGAATTCGCTTCGAAAGTCGCTGAGTATATCAATCATGGAGTCACGACCGATGACATCATGAAGCATATTTCAAATTGTCGAAAACGTAAATTGAAAACCATGGAAGCTCGCAAAATGATTGAGCGTAGAGGCTCAGCATTCAAATCTGTAAATTTTTTATAGGAGATTGAAAATGAAGACTGAAACTACAGAATATACAGCAGAAGCATACAATGGTAAAATTATTGGTAATGGTTTTATGTATCGTCACGGTGTACAAATTGTTCGGAGCGACATTAAAACAGGTAAGAGGAAATTTTTTAAAGGAACGAAATCTCCATGTATGAAAATGGGATGGTTTGCATCCCATTACAAATCGGGTATGAACAAATATGATTCAGGCCAGTTTGAAGTTTTAATGATGAAAGCTCAGTATACCGCCGCAAAAATGAACAATGGAGTTTTTGAATAATTAAGTTTGTTTTGCCTAGGACACTCGACGGATCGGGTGTCACCGGTTAACCAAATTTTACTTTTTCATAGGAGATTGAAAAATGACATCACATTATAAATTTTACACTGAGCATGAAGCATCAACATGGAAACGTAGTCATAAACGGTTTGGTTGGTTCATATCAGAGCCATGGTTAAACGAGGAAACTGGAGGTTGGTATCTAACAGTTCAAAAATAAGTTTGTTTTGCCTAGGACACTCAACGGATTGAGTGTCACTGGTTAACCAAATTTTTCACTTTTCATAGGAGATAGTATTATGACAACTGCAAAGAAAAACACCAAGAAGGTTTCTCTCACAATCGTCGACACCAAAGAAATCGCAAAGACAAAGCGTGTCGATGCTGCAAAGAAAGTAAAGGAATTGAAGTCTGATGCGATCAAGGAAATCGTCCATAATAATGTACGATGTGTTAAAATTAGAAATGCCATGGTTAATGTCAACGAAATTGAACTTGGTCTAGATGATCTTGGTCGAAAGTATCAAGATCAACTCCACAAGGTTTTCTACCAACTGGATAAGATCAGCAAAGCCATGGCCAACGAGTTATATCTTGAATCAACAAAAGATGCTCGTGAAACCGCGAAGACAACCCGCAAGGATGCACTGAAGCAGAAAAAGCTTGACAAGATCAAAGCATTGGAAGCTGAGATTGCTGCGATGGACTAGTCGTTAAGTTCATTTTGCTAAGAGCACTCAACGGATTGAGTGCTCTGTGTTAACTGAATTCGATATTCAAATTACTTTTAATAGGAGATTGAAAATGAAGATTGAAATCAAACCAGAACTGAAAACCGCATTGGTTGACATTATTAATCAGCATGAGAAATTCAAGAACTCATACTTTTGGAGCCCACCATCTAACGCATCTGGACGTAGATTGTATGAAGAGAGATATAGTAGAGATGATTTGAGTTTTGAAATTGATGGACGCAAGTATGAAATTTCACAAAAGGTCAGTTGTTCATGCAAAAATGTATACTATTCTTTTTCAGTCTACGTTGACGATTCAAAGAAAACTATTCGAGTTTTAAAAACTCTAGTTAACTGAATTTTGTTTCATAGGAGATAGCACAATGACAGCAGTAGTGACACAACTCAATTCAATTAGTCATGAGCATACAATGGTTTCTGTGTGGGAAGAACCCGGAGAATTCTACCATATTGTAGATATCGATGGAACGTGGTTGGCAACTATTTCAATGGGTGATGATGCGTTTGACCGTGTTATTCAGTTCATTGAAGAGAACGAATTGAAAGTTGATGAAGTGTCGATCAATGGATTCGAAGAGCTTCGAAAGTTCGGTGAGTGACATGACAATCAAAGAGAAAGTTTTGATTCTAATTGTAGTTCAAATTATACTTTTGTAATAGGAGATAATACGATGCCGAATGAAAAGAAAATCTTTGCGTCCAGCCCAAAAATGGATCCATCGCAACACAGCGACAAGTATTGTGGTGATTGTGGTTTCAAAGTTCGTGGCAAGAACCATATTGATGGCCAACATCACAAGCGAGGCAAAAGGGGTCGTTGCCAGATTGGAAGTAGTTACTAAGTATGTTTTGCCTAGGGCATGCATGGAAGCGTGCCACTGGTTAAATGTATTTTACTAATGCCCTAACGGGTGGTTTTATAATGCCCAATGGGCAAGGAGATTAAGAAATGGCAAACCTAGACGCAGCAAACGCAGCAAGGGCAAAGGCAGCAAAGGAAAAGGAAGCAAAGGAAACAACGGAAACAGCGAAGACTGATGGTGGTGTTGACATGAAACCTACACCGGACAAGGTGAAGCGTGTGACAAAAAAGATCTTTGATAAGATCGGTGATCTTAATCCGGAAATTTATCCATTCAAGGTTGCTGTACCTGAAGGATTCGATTTCAAGATTCATGCGAATCTGAAAAAGAAAGATTATGTCGGCGATCATCTGTACTTTGAAATGCGTGCAGTTGGTGCAGAACTTGCAGTGATTGCATTCCGTGAGTTGGCGGCTGAAGCTGAGAAGATGGGCTCAACGAAGGATCGCGCCAAAGCTAAGAAGCTTGTCAAGATGACATCCAAATTGAGCGAGCTGAAACAACAGTTGATTGCAGTCATGGGTGAGGACGCTGTCAACAAGATGCTTGAAGTATCTGAGAATGATGACTAAGCTGAGGGTTGTGTGTTGTGTGTGTTGTGCCGTGGGTACTTTGGGCCCACGGCACATTTTTATAGGAGATGAGTATGGAATTGAAGCCAGCAGAAATAAAACAGAAAATCATTTCATTGAAAGAGTCAATGAAACTTGATGATGTGATGGTCAAGACACATCTTTCGTATCTTGACGTTGATAAGTGCAATGAAAGAATTTTCGAGCAACAAGTAATTTTAAATTATGCTAGATCCCAAATAGAAAAAATACGATCTCAACATGACAATGCTGTCCTGGAGATTGGTAAAATCGAACGAACTCAACGATACGATAAACGTCAAATCGTTCTACTGGAAAATTACGCAAAGATTCAGAAAATAAAAGATCTTGTAGCAAAAATCAGAGAGGAGAAAACCGATGGCTCTGCAAATACAAATCACGGCGAATAAAACCAAAATTCTCCTAGAAAAGGGTGGTGTCGTAATCGCGGATATAGCAATCGCTGACTCTTCGAATCAATCAACAGCGACAATTTCAATTCAAGCCCCAAAAGATGTGAAAATTGAACGTATAAACATGAAATGAAATGTAATGTAATAGGAGATTAAAATCATGATGCTTATCGAATTAGAACTAGAGCACGCAGCCAGAAAATTTTGCATTAGCAATAGACAATTCACAAATGCTTATCGTGGACGCACTGACGGGCCGACGTACGCAACATGGAGCACGCATGTAAACATTATCGAAGATTCTGAGAGTGCCCCCACAGTAAAGGGCTTGGGATATTGGAAAACTGGATTCAATAATGGCTGTGGTTTTTCGATGACACTATACACGACATCCTCCTTTCGCATCGAGGTTGGAGAAAATTGGACTCCATCAGAAAAATATTTGACTTAGGCTAAAACCACCCTCCCCTGCAATACCGTAGGGGGCTTTAAGGAGAAATCATGAATTACAATTTGCATCAATTATTAATCATTTACAAATCATATTGGCGTCAATGGAAACGACATGGAAAACATCCCATATCATACCCTAATTGGATATATGATATCGAGGCTGAAATTATTACCCAAGCCAAACAAATTGGCTGGTCTTGGCATCCACAAATGAAACCATCTGCCTCTGATATTGCCAAAGGACGGGGGCATAGTTTATGCTCTCGCCCAGGGCAAGATGGTTGGTAGTTTCACCCCCCTGCAATACCGCAGGGGGCTTGAAAGGGTTGGAAAATGACAACTGAAAAAACAGTCACAGCCACGGCCGCAAAAAAAACGGATTATGTTGGCCAGGTCACAAAAATAGATGGTCAACTTTATCGGGCCGTCTGGTTGATCGAATCTCATAGATTTACAGACGGCCTATCTAGAGGTCACAGAATTGATGATGGTGTCACCGTATAATAGACGGACCTTGTTTTGTGGGTCATGAAAATACCTTGAAGGAGAAATACCATGAGCAAACGCTAACGCCACGCCGGCAATTCTATTAGTAGTTGGGTCAAATTAGGATGTGCGATTATTGATTGGATTCGTAATCGCACATCCGTTTTTCATAGGAGATAGTACGATGAACAAAACAAAATCATGTGGAAATTGCGGAAAATATAAGACTTGTAAGCAACGTGGAATCATTAATCCTTGTGATGATTGGAGACCAACTCTGATTAATAAGTTGCAAGCCTTTGATTCTGAGATTTCAAAACTTGCTGGTACAAACAAGAGTGCATTACCAACGACTGATCAAAGTTACATTCAACCTCCAATAGCAAAGGCACCAAAGATAGATACTATTATATTTCCACCCATCAATAATCCAATGTTTGATATTTGCATCGAAGGGTTGAGGATCATTGCTACAAATGAAATTATACCAAGTGACGAACCGGTGTTCATTTTACTTGGCAGAAGTGAGAACGCTGGAGCATGCCTTAGAACATTTCAATCTAAATTTGAAATGACTTCTGAAGATCATAAAAACATGGACGCTACCATAGAGGATTTCAGAGAATACAAAGAGGTGAACGACGATGATGATAATTGACCTGAGCATGGTGGTTCGAAGATGCTATGCGAAAATGAATTTTCTGATGTCATCAATTGGAGTTAAAACTGGCATTGAGTTTGGAACATTAAGAATTATTGAAAGTCTACAACGAAAATTCCCGGATCAAGAAATTGTTCTGTGCTTAGATTCTAAAAAGAGTTGGCGTAAAGATAAATACCCAATGTACAAAGCAAATCGAGGTAGGATTCCGTCGGATACCTACTATAGTAGATTGAATGTTTTTATTAGATTTTTGAAGTGTGTGTATGTCACTGCCGAAGCCGAAGGATTCGAAGCCGATGATGTGATTTACAAAATGTCACTACAACCTGGCAAGCATTACATTTATTCAAATGATCACGATTTACTACAAGCTGTTGGAGTAAATGTTATAATGCTTAAATCATTTCAAAGTAAGTTGTATCATTGGGACGCTGCAAAAGTTCTTGAAGAGTATGGTGTGCCTCCAAAATACCTCGCAGAATACATGGCTTTCACTGGTGACAAAGGCGACAATGTAATTGGGGTCCCACGAATCAAAAAGAAGTTTCTTGCTAGTCTCATAGCTTGGGCGCATGCAAACAACAAGACTATTAGTGAGATGCTTGAAGAGATCAAAACTGCTGAATGGGGTGTACT